ATTATAAATATTAATGCCAGTCCCGGAGCGGGACTATTTGATTAAGGAGAAAATATCATGGCAAACGTATATGGTGTAGCACAAACTTATAGCAACGCTGGTGCAGCGATCGCAGCTTCTCAGACAGGTGCAAATGCAGGACACAGAGACGTCGCAAGAAATGGTTTAACTAAGGCCCTAGCGGCTTTTGATGTTGACTTTGCAGTAAATGCAACAGATTTCAGTGCAACTGAGCTAGGCGCAGGCGGTGCAGTCAAAGAAGTTCTTACAGTTATTGCAACAGTGGGAACTATTGTTGGTTATTCGGCTCTACGTGCTGACGGTGGCGCAAATGCTGGTCAGGTAATGACAGTATTGATCGAAGGCGATTTTGGCACATTACCTTATGACGGTACAAACAACGAAACTTTGGCAGCCCACTTAGAAGACCTAATTCAAGCTAAAACAGCAGCTGGTACAGGTTCAGTTAACCTTAGTTCTGCTACAGTGACAGCAGTTACTGGTTTCCCACTAGCAGCAGTCTAAAGTTTTTTCCTAGGGATGGGAAGTGGGGCGGATTTATTCCGCCCCTTTTTATTGGCCATAAATACGAGCATATTATGGCTAGATATCAAATAATCACTGTAGTCGACATAACTCGAATCAATCCGGTGCGAGATGAAACTGATCGAGTCAAGCTAGGTCAACAGGCCAATTTCAACAGTCTCGTACAGGCCATAGGCATGCGCTCTAATGTCACTTGGATCCGAGACCCTGAATCACACACAGGCAGACTACCTGGAGGCACAGGCAAGGCTAACCACTGGATCTGGGAGTTTGATGCAGAACGTGAAGACGTGTTTCTGAAACAAGGTGATGCTGTGGCACTGTTGGTCGATGACCTGGATGGTGTGCCCATAGTTGACCGACTAAATAACACAGTTGAACTGACTCCTGCGGTGTTTAGAAGCCGAGGTGACAACACCAACATTTGGTGTAGTAAAATCAGTTGATGCGACTAAATAATATTATCAAGGCAAACCATTAGGCATTCAATCATAGCATAGGCACATGGCTCGGAGCGAGCACTTGACTTATTACATTGGAGACGGCCCTAATGCCTACAGTAGCAGAACGTGTTGGAATAGTGGAAACGCAGGTTGCGAATCTTGACGAAAAACTAGATGAACTTAAGGTTGATGTCAAAGATCTCCACGACTGCCTGGATCAAACTCGCGATGGTCTCACGGAGAAATTGAATCACATGTATGAAGCCTCCTGCACACAGCATGCAGAACTAGGCAAAAAACTCAACGACCTAGAGAAAAGCAAGAACAAGATGATGATGTATGGCATGGTGGGCATGGCATTCATAGCTGGACTAGGATGGACTGGACAGTTGAATCTACAGACCATACTCAAGTTCTTTGGAGCATGAAATAACACTACTTAAATAAAGGACCAGAGGTCCTTTTTTTATGACAAGAATAAGCCAGCGGCTAGGACACATAGTCCGCAAAGAGCTACTGCAAAATCCCTTACCAATTCGAACCACGGAAGGTATTCTCGTGGGCGATGTGCTGATACAGAGCCGGGGTCATATCAAAAATCTCCTGCGTGATGGAGAGATCATCTACGGAGAAATACACCTCAATGCGGTGGCTATTCGCATAGCCAATCTCCTGTGCCTCCGCCAAAGCTCCCTGATTATAGATCGCATCTACACCGCAGACCAGGACTATGGTCGTTGGTTCACTGACAGCCAGCTACTGCGCAGCCAATATCAAAAGGCCAAAGACTCAGGGGATCATGACCGTGCAGACATACTGTGGGCTCGGTACACAGAAAGTCGAGTTCGCACTACGGCTGCTAAAAATCTCGCAGACTCTTTGATCAAATCCTGAATAAATATACTATAAAATCTGGACCCTTAAAACTATGAAAACCACAGACCTTTTTAGATTCAATAGATCAGCTGAACGCATCAATGAAAGCATTGAAAAGACCTTTGGCCAAAGATTGAATCTTGAATCTTTTGATCTACACAAGCTGGAAGATGCTCGCAACAAACTGCGCACACAGATCCACGATGCTCGCAGCCAAAGCGGATTCAATGAAAACATCGAAAACGAAGCAATGACCAAGGCACAGTGGATGTTGGATGCTATCAACTCTGAGATCGCAGAACGAAATGAGCATATCGTCGAGCCGGATATCGATGAAGGCCGGATGAGAGAGATCGATATAGATCTACAGGCATTAGCAAACAGAGGCGATGAAGAAGATCTTATCGCTGCACTAGAAGGCGAAATGGGACCAAACGTAGCAGATGTTCTACAAAATATGATGGAAGATCTCAAAGACGAGCTGGCTTCAAAAGGTATGAACGATGTCATCAACAACGAAGATAAGATGATCGAAGTGCTTTGGAACAAGATAGTCGATGAGCACAGTGGCAACGATCCTGAAGATGAGGGCGGAGAAACAGACGACAACTATGCCCTAGCATCAGCAGGTTTTGGTTCAGATGAAGACTACGAAAGTGTCCAGTACGAAGACAGAGTAGATGAAAAGGCTGTGAGCAAAGCACAACAACGTGCTGCTGGAATCGCCCTAGCAGCAAAACGCAAAGGTGAAACACCTTCAGGCAAAGGTGCCGCTGCGGAAATGGCCAAGATGAGCACCAAAGAACTAGAAAAATTTGCAGGCACCAAACACAAAAATTTACCTGCTAAGAAAGACGAATCAGTCACAACAGGAGAAAATATGACAAGACTACAAGAAGGCGAAGTCCAACAGGCCTCCGCTATCGTAACAGCAAAAACCATGGTTGACAGAGTCAGCCGTTGGATTGAAGAACTATCAGGCATGGAAAATGACACACTACTGCAATTAGGTGATTCAATCCGTGATGAGATGAGTCAAGAACAGGCCAAGACCTTTATCAGTTCAGTGGCACCTGCCATTCAACAGGCTCTTGAAAATCTCAAGACCACACGCGAAACTCTAGCCACAGGTGTACGCATGCTGACCGGTGAAGAACAGGGTGCAGAAATGTTAGGCGGCGAGCCAGCAGGTATGGGCGGTGATGAAATGGGTCCTGTAGAACCAGATGCCATGAACGCAGGTGGAGAAGAGCTAGGTGGAGATGAATTTGCTGCCGCAGAACCAGCAGCTGGTATGGGCGACGCAGGACGCGAACAGCGTGAAAGCATTGACCGTAGCAGCAATTTACTGAGAGTGCTAGCAGGCTAATGAAACTTGCTGAAATTACTTCTGAGCAAGAACAACAGAAGTTAGATGAAATCTTGCCTGTGTTGGGCGCAGTGGCGGGTGGTGTGGCACGGGGAGCAGCGGCACTAGGTAGTGCTGCACTGAAAGGCGGCGCGGCCTTAGCCAAGGGTGTTGGATCAGTGGCCAAGACTGTAGGCGGTGCGGTGTCACAGGGAGCCAAGGCCATAGGACAAGCCACACAGGCCGGAGGTATGGCTGGCGGCGAAGATCCTGCAGCACAGGCACAACAAGTGGCCGCCGCCAAGAAAGAAGTCCAGGATCAGATCAAACAGAAACAGGCAGAGCTACAGGCTCTACAACAACAGCTAACACAAATAAAATGAGATTCTTTGAATTCGTAGACACTGACCTAGGACTAGACAAATTTGTTATGATCCTAAAGAACTTCATCGGTCGTGCTGCCAGCAAAAAACAAGCTGCCAAACTGAATTGGTCAGCTCTGCAGAAGATCGCCACAGACAGCGGATTTGAAATGGGCGCAGACTACGAAACTTTTAAAAGCATGTATGATTCCAGTCCAGCGATACAGGGCTTAGTTAAAAACTTCAATGCCGACGGCATAGAACTTAATGTGCCAGGTACCGACAAGGATACTGAAACTCCAGTAAGTCAAGGACAGACCAGTCAGGACGCTGTAGACAAAATCGCAGCGGGTGCGGCTGCTCAAAACTTAACGCCAAGTTTGACATAATCCACGTATTCTGTTAATATATACAGGATATGACTACATCTTACACACCACCACCGTTTGTAGAACGATATCAATATAAAAACTGCAAACAGATCAACGATCCTGTTACACGCAAACGAGTATATCTTACACCCGACGGCGAAAGCCTACCAAGTGTAACAACTATTCTGTCAGCCACCAAAGACATGACACATTTGAATGAATGGCGAGATAGAATCGGACATGCCAAAGCACAGCAGATTACCACAGAAGCTGCTGGAGTAGGCACAGCCATGCATGCCAACCTAGAACGGTTTATTGTTGGTGAACAGAGACAACCCGGTAACAATCCCGTGCATGTTCAGGCGAATAAAATGGCAGATGTTATCATCGAAAATGGTCTCAGCAAAGTCAACGAAGTTTGGGCCATGGAACAGAGCCTGTATTTTCCGGGTCTGTTCTCAGGCACCACAGACTTAGTAGGTGTGCATGAAGGTGAACCTGCGGTCATGGATCACAAGCAGACCAACAAGCCTAAGAAAGCAGAGTGGGTAGAAGATTACTACTTACAGTTAATGGCCTATATATTAGCACATAATGAAGTCTATGGCACAGACATTCGTAAAGGTGTTATTTTCATGTGTTCGCGGGACTTCCAATATCAACAGTTTACACTAGAACCCAAAGACTTTAACAAGTGGCAGGATACCTGGTTGGCTAAAGTGGAAGAGTATTACTCACTGCGATAAGCTAAATACTAGAAATAGAAGTTTCTAGGAGAACTATCGTGGCAGTGGTCCAAATCTCAAAAATCCAGGTCAGAAGAGGCCAAAAAAACTCCAACAGTGGTGTACCACAATTAAGCTCTGCTGAATTTGCATGGGCCGTAGATTCCCAAGAATTATTCATAGGTAACGGTAGTGTGCTAGAAGGTGCACCTTATGTAGGCAACACAAAAATACTCACAGAACACGACAACATCTTAGATCTTGCAGCCAGCTATAGATTTGCCAACGATGACACATCAATAACCCTAAGCGTTCCTAGATCTCTACAGAACAAAATAGATGAAACCCACGTTAGTGTAAGAGATTTCGGAGCCATAGGTGATGGTTCCACAGACTGTGTCTCTGCCTTTGAAACAGCAGCCACCCAACTGTTCCGCAACGCCAATACCAATTATAAAAAAATTCTAGTGATTCCTAATGGTGAATATCTGTTTACTAGCGACCTTAGATTGCCAGCTGGAGTAATACTACAGGGAGAAACAAGACAAGGTGTAATTCTGAACATAGGCGCAAATAATATTCGTTTCATCACCAGCACAGGATTAGAACTTGTAGAATTTAACAGTACCAATAGACCACAGAACATAGACTTATCGAATCTTACAATATCGAGAACTACCGGACAGATTGTGTTGTCAGGTGTGGCCAATTCCTTATTTTCAAAATTAAACTTCCAAGGAACCTATGTGTTAGGCACAGCCGTAGCTTCACTGGCCACAGAACCTGCTTCGGTGTTCTGGGAAAATACACTAGCAGGCACTAAGACGGACAATATTTTGTTTAGGGACTGTGAGTTTGAAGGAGTAAGCGTAGCAGTGAAATGTCTTCAAACTGCGGTATATGATACAGAAATTAAATTTGAAAATTCTCGATTTTTTGTTAATGACACTGCTATATACATCGACGGTGTGGCTACTCAAGGTAATAATTGGACGATTTATGATTGTGTGTTCGAAGAGATTGACCGTCAGGCATTTAGATCTACCAATGGTCAAGGTACAGTGATCAACAGATCAAAATTTAAAAACGTAGCCAACGGCACCGCTACCGCAGCCAATCCAGATGACGTTATGGTTTACTTTGGAGAACAGATAGGAAATGTGATTGTGGACTGCACCAGCAATCGCCAACAGGCTGCAGGAATGACTTCGGTTGATACCAAAGGCAGTTTTGTAGAAGTTTTCAACGCGGCCAATGTAAATTTCGTAGACAGAAACTACGCACTGATTACTCTCAGTGACAGCTTTAGACCGCTGGCAGTGTTTTCATCTCTCAACAAATTTACAGTGATAAATTATTGTCTACGACTAGGCGGACACACTAGATTTGGCACTCTGCAAATGGCCATAGGTGATGACCTAGCAGGTATTGATGACGTCACTAATATCAGTTTGACTGACAACTATACATATTCACCAAACCTTGTCACAGCTCTAGGAGGACCTACTATGACTAATTTTGAATTTAACACCACACTCACAAACCCTCCAGGGGGAGACAGTAGTCTTTCCACAGTGTTGTTATCATACAAGAATCCTCTGGCCACAGGGCAAACCGGCAGCATCTCTTTTGATGTAGCCTACGGTGTTTGACCGGCACGGTACAGATCGAATTGCAGCTTGGAAACAGTTCAGAGACACACTAGAAACCAGTGATCACCCACTGGAAGATGTTGCTGAATTTTGGAGCCATGCTCCGTTTGTAAGTGCTTACCTCGATCCCGACTCACCCCAACAATGGCCCGATCCTTGGCAATTGATCCTAGATCTCAGACTAGACGATCTTGCAATCGCTTTGGGAATGCTGTATACTATTAAATTAACACAGCGGTTAATCAAAACCAAATGCGAGATACATAAGTTAATGATTCCAGGCAAAAGAGAAGCAGCATACATACTGATAGTGGATGACACATATGTGTTAAATCATGCCTGCAGAACAGTCAGTGCCATTGAAGAAATCGAACATCTTGATACCAACATGATATGGCAGCAATGACCCTAGTAATAAATACGTAAAATACCAACAGAGAAAGAATATGAGCATCACGGTTATCAAAAGAAACGGTAGTAGAGAACCACTAGCAGTAGAAAAATGGCAGGCGCAGGTGGCCAAAGTCTGTAAAGGTATAGCAGATGTAAGCCAATCAATGATAGAAATCAAAGCACAACCGCATTTCTATGATGGTATCACTACAGAAGAAATCGACGGAACCACTCTTAGAGCTATAGTCAATCTCATAGATATAGAACATAATCCAGATGTAGGACATACAAATTATCAGTTTGTAGCAGGCAAGCAGAGACTCAGCATGTTGAGAAAAGACGTCTATGGCCAATATGATCCTCCCCACCTCTATGACATCGTGAAGAAAAATGTTTCGGTAGGATTATATACCGCAGAACTCTTGGAATGGTATACCGAAGAAGAATGGAATCGCATGAATGATTTCATTGATCACGAAAAGGACGAACAGTACTCATATGCAGCCATTGAACAACTTATTGAGAAGTATCTTGTACGCAATCGCGCTACGAAAGAGATCTATGAGACACCACAGGTTAGGTATATGGTCGCGGCCGCTACGGTCTTTCATAAGGAAGAACCTCAATCGTCCCGTATGCGTTACATCAAAGAGTACTACAACTGTGCGAGCGATGGTCTATTTACTCTTGCTACACCTGTGTTGGCTGGTCTCGGCACTCCAACTAAACAGTTTTCTAGTTGTGTTCTTATCCGCAGTGACGACGATCTGGATAGCATATTTGCTAGTGGGGAGATGATGGCCAAGTATGCCAGCAAACGTGCTGGCATTGGCCTAGAGATTGGTCGTCTACGTTCACTAGGTGCTCCAATACGCGGTGGCGAGATTCAACATACTGGGATGATACCATTCTTAAAGAAGTGGTTCGGTGACTTACGGTCTTGCTCCCAAGGAGGCATCCGCAATGCAAGTGCTACTGTATTCTATCCTATTTGGCATCTTCAGTTTGATGATCTTATTGTACTTAAAAACAATCAAGGAACCGAAGAAACCCGAGTCCGTCATATGGATTATGGGGTTGTGCTTAGTGCTTTCTTCTGGAGACGATTCCGAAACAAAGAAAACATAACTTTCTTTGATCCCAACGAAGTCCCGGATCTATACGAAGCGTTTTACAGAAACACAGAGCTGTTTGAACAACTGTATGTAAAATACGAAAAACGCAAAGACTTGCGTAAGAAAACAATGAGTGCCGAAGAAGTATTCAAATCAGGCATTCTCAAGGAGCGCACAGACACGGGTCGCATCTATTTGGTGTTTATTGATAATGTTATGAATCAAGGACCGTTTGATTCAGAGTATCATACCATTTATCAAAGTAACCTGTGCTGTGAGATCTTATTGCCAACCCGTTCATTTAAAAGACTTGACGACGAGGAAGGACGCATAGCGTTATGCACACTGGGATCCATCAACTGGGGTGCGTTCCGTAACCCAGAAGACATGCGTAGAGCCTGTCGCATATTACAACGCAGCCTATGTAACATATTGGATTATCAAGACTTCCTGAGTATTCAAAGCAAACTCAGCAATGATGAAATCCAACCATTAGGCATAGGTGTTACTAATCTTGCCTATTGGCATGCAAAAAGGAGCTACAGATATGGCGACAACGACGCATTGGCAGAAGTTAAAGTTTGGATGGAGCATCAAGCCTTTTACCTTACAGAATCCACGGTTGAATTGGCCAAAGAAAGAGGCAGATGTAAAGACTCAGATAGAACCAGATACGGCCAAGGCGAGTTCCCTTGGGAAAGAAGAGCCCAAGGAGTTAACCAACTCACCGATTTTGCCCCCGAGCTCGACTGGGAGAGTCTTAGACAAGAAATGAAACAGCATGGAGTCCGGAATGCCACCCTGATGGCCATCGCTCCTGTGGAGTCGAGCTCGGTGGTTATCAATTCCACTAACGGAATAGAAATGCCTATGAGCTTGATATCTACCAAAGAATCCAAAGCAGGAAGCCTTACTCAGGTAGTTCCTGAATTCAATAGGTTGAAGAACAAGTATCAACTGATGTGGGATCAACAAGACTGTGACGGCTATCTAAAAACCGCAGCCGTATTAGCTGCCTATGTGGATCAATCAATCTCCACGAACACATTCTACAATCCGGCACACTTTCCAGATCGCAAAGTGCCTACAACCCTGATCGCCAAGAACTTGATGCAGGCACATGTATGGGGATTGAAAACATTCTACTACAGTCTGATTAACAAAGCAGGTTCAAAAGCAACCAACGAATCAACACCAGAAGTACATTACAACGGTTTCTACAACGAACGTGAAGTTGAAACCAGTATTGAAGAAGAAGACTGTGAGGCATGTAAACTATGATGACGATAACAGAATCAGCTAAGATCAAAATCCTAGATCTGCTTTTAGAAGAAGGCAATCCCAATCTATCACTGAGAACCTTCGTGCAAGGAGGCGGGTGCAGTGGATTTAGCTATGGCTTTACATTTGATGAAATAACCAATGAAGACGATTTTGAGATCCCATTAGAAAAATTCAAAGTATTAGTAGATGCTATGAGTATGCAGTACCTTGAAGGTGCCAGCATAGACTACAAAGACGATTTGACAGGAAGTCAATTTGTGATAAGTAATCCCAATGCTCAAAGCACCTGTGGATGCGGCAGCAGTTTCAGCGTATAAGGATACGATATGGCATATAGCGAAAAAGTAATTGATCATTATGAAAATCCCAGGAATGTTGGATCTTTTGACAAGACTGATACTGATATTGGTACTGGTATGGTTGGTGCTCCTGCTTGTGGCGATGTAATGAAACTACAGATAAAGGTGGACGATGATACGGGTATTATTACAGATGCACGTTTTAAAACGTATGGCTGCGGATCGGCTATTGCGAGTTCGAGCCTTGTCACAGAGTGGGTCAAGGGCAAGACGCTGGACCAAGCGATGGAGATCCAAAATACCGCGATCGCTCAAGAGCTCGCGCTGCCGCCGGTCAAGATACACTGCTCCATACTGGCAGAGGATGCGATCAAAGCGGCCATAGAAGACTATCGCAATAAGCATGATCTCTCTCACTAACCTCGCAGCAGTCAAGATACAGGACGCTCTGCATCGCCGCGGGCGCGGCCGAGGAATCAAAGTGGGTGTGAAAACCACCGGCTGCTCGGGCCTGTCCTATACCTTGGAATATGTGGATCAAGAGCAAGGCACCCAACACTGCGTGGAGCATCATGATGTCAAGGGCGTAAGGATCTATCTCAACCCCGAACATCGGATCTATCTTGAAGGCATGACCATAGACTATCAAAGGAAAGGCCTGAACGAGGGCTTTGAGTTTATCAATCCCAACGAGCGCGATCGCTGCGGATGCGGTGAAAGTTTCAGAGTGTAAACAATGACCTATAGTTTCATACGCAACGTGCTCAATGAAGGAAGACCTCATCGATTAGAAATACTGCCATTGCCCTATGAGCGCAATGAACTCGATCCTAGTGTCAGCGAAGCCACTATCGACTATCACTACGGCGAACTGGCACAGGGCTATGCTCGACGCTACAATGCCAATGAAGGCGATGCTGGATTTAATGAAGCAGGCGCATTTCTACACAATACACTGTTTCAACAATATCAAGCACCTAGTAGAAACAACAAGCCATCCGGACCTATACTGAGATTCATTGAAGAATATTATAAAACCTTTGATCAGTTCAAGCAGCAATTTGAGAAAGCAGCCATGGCGATACAGGGCAGTGGTTGGGTCTATTTGGCCAAAGACGGCAAGATAAAGACTATTGTGAATCATGAGATCAAGAATGACATAGTGGTATTGATAGATTGGTGGGAACATGCATGGGCCTTAGACTATCAATCAGATAAATCAAAATATATAGAAAATCAATGGAAAATAATAAACTGGGACTTCATCAATGCTAGAAACCTGTTGTGATATACTGGTAGATGCTTACAAACGGAATTGGATTACCAGCAGAGATGGTAATATTTCTATACGACATCACGATCGTGATCATTTTTACATCACACCATCGGGAGTGCGTAAGCAGACTCTGCAGCCCGATCAGTTTAAGAAGATAAAGATCCTCGAAAACGGACCAGTCTCCCTTTGGAGAGAAGAGTTTTATACTGATATCAGTGGTAACCTCAAACCCAGTGGAGAAATTCCCTTGCACTTTGGTCTGCAAAAACGGATGGGACAGCACAACAATGACGTTCGTGTGGTAGTGCATGTGCATCCCACCTATTGTATTGCAGCCATGCATGCCGGAATTGATTTAAATACCATTAGCAATGAGTTTCCAGAACTTAATCGCTACACCAAGGTAGCACCCAATGTAGGTGATGTACCCCCCATTAGCCAAGCTCTAGCTGATCAGTGTCATAAGATGTTACAATTAGATAACGAGGGCAATATTGCCTACGACATAGTTGGAATTAAAGGGCACGGGGTTGTGGCCATTGATGTGACTCCGTGGCGTGCCTATGAGCACATTGAAAGATTAGAACATATTTGCAAGATAGTACTTGCATCAGGAAAATACAAATGAGCAAACGACAATACAACCTAGCCAACAAAACGGATTATGCGAATCGCAAAATGTTTCTGGATCCAGCCGGTCCCGTGACCATACAGCGATTCGAAGAAGTCAAATACAACAAGATCGCTGACTATGAAAAAACAGCACGAGGATTTTTTTGGGTACCTGAAGAAATCAATCTTTCAAAAGATGCCAACGATTTCAAAGATGCTAGTGCCGCGGTCAAACACATTTTTACATCCAATCTCCTGCGTCAAACTGCTCTAGACAGCCTGCAGGGCCGAGCCCCTAGTCAGGTGTTTATGCCGGTGATCAGCCTGCCAGAACTAGAAGCATTGATCTACAATTGGACCTTCTTTGAAACCAACATTCACAGTCGTTCATACAGTCATATTATCCGCAACATCTACAATGTGCCCAAGGATGTGTTCAACACAATACATGACACCAAAGAGATTGTAGACATGGCTGCCAGCGTGGGTAGATACTATGATCAACTGCATGAAATCAACTGCAGAAAAGAGATAGGTGAAAAGATATCTGAAAAAGATCATGTGCGAGCCATATACATGGCCCTGCATGCTTCATATGCTCTAGAAGCATTCCGCTTCATGGTATCGTTTGCCACATCATTGGCCATGGTAGAGAATCGCATATTCATTGGTAACGGCAACATCATCAGCCTGATCCTACAGGACGAACTGCTACACAAAGGGTGGACCGCATGGTTGATCAATCAGGTAGTCAAGGAAGATCCAAGATTCGCAGCTGCCAAAGCAGAATGTGAGGCAGAAGTATATCAGTTGTATCTAGATGTTATAGCTGAAGAAAAGTCCTGGGCAGATCATCTGTTTAAGTTGGGTCCAGTGATTGGACTTAACGCAGCTATACTCAAAGATTTCGTAGACTATACCGCTGTGAGTGCGCTCAAAGACATAGGCGTCAAATATCAAGCCACTGCACCAAGATCAACTCCAATTCCTTGGTTCAACAAGCACACTGATACTTCAAAGAAACAGAGTGCCCTGCAAGAAACCGAAAGCACCAATTATGTGATAGGTGTTATGGGTGAAAATCTTGACTACGATGCTCTTCCGGCTATATAATAAATCATGTACAAAGCACAATTCAAAAGAACCAACCCATACGAGTCATGGACCACGATTGGCAGTTATGGCAACGAACAAGCAGCCATAAGCGCAGCCTTGAGCTACAAAAACAAGGGTGTGCTCATGGTTCGGGTCACTGACAAAAAAGGTGCTGTGATATATTCAAATTAAGGAAACTAAATGAAAGCTGTGATATGGAGCAAGTATAACTGTCTCTACTGTGATCAAGCAAAAGCATTGCTGACACAACGAGGTATAGAGTTTGAAGAACGCAAGATCGGTGATGGGTATACCCGAGAGGAACTGCTAGAGGCTGTGCCAAATGCAAGAACGGTGCCGCAGATCTTTTTGAACAATCAATTGATCGGTGGATTCACTGAATTACAAACATACATAGAACAAACAGCCGGCGGGTTCGGCAAAGGTCAAATTTAATGTTTATCGACAAAGGCATAACCGTAGGAGCAGTAGCAACTTTTAAACTAACTTCAGGAGAGGAATTAGTGGCTAAACTGGTTGAAGAAACTGCCACCCACTATAAACTGCACAGACCTATGGTCATAGCCATGGGCGAACGTGGCCCGGGGCTCATGCCCTATCTGTTCACTGTTCATCCTGACAAGGAAGTCAAACTGGCAAAAACCACTGTAACTGTGGCAGAAGCCACTGACGAAACCTTTGCCAAACAGTTTGTACAGAGCACCACAGGTATCGCCCTGGCTTAAATACAAGCATGGCAACTACACCAACCCCACAATCTACTAGTGTTGGCCCGAGCGGCGGAACCGGCAGTGACACCCTGGATGATCACTCACATCCAGCAGGCACAATGCCTCGGCAGGAACCTCTATACAATCCCTTTAATGTGTTTGCCAACGGTGTGGAAATTGCACTTTATGACGCTGCAACCACTCCGGGAACATTTGCCTCTGCGGCAGTGCCAAAAGTCACAGTAACAGCAGCTATCAAAAACGTAGAAGGTGATGATGACAATACCGCAGGCAAAGCGGAAGCTGATAGATTCCTCGCTGAAGGACGTATTACTGCTGCTGAACACAAACAACTAACTACAACACCAACTCCAAAAACTGCGGGAGTAGCTGCCAGTAAAATCAGACCAGCAGATAGACCTGTCACAGCAGTCTCGGGTGACATCACATTTGGTACTGTGCTTACTGCGAATGGTACTACTCTTGGCCAGATGATTAAAAATGTAACTTTTCCTAGAACCATAGCACAACTAGCGGAACACTCGCCTTTGGTATCTGGTCCGCAGGCAGTGGTCAACAATCTCGCAGGACTGGCATTGAATGTCATTGAACCTATCAAGGCCAAATATCCCAGCATGCTGATTACCAACACTTACAGACACGGTGCTAGTATCGGTGGCGGACAACACGGCACCGGCCAGGCTGCAGATCTGCAGTTTCGAGGAGTAGGAGCGCATGACTATTTTGAAATAGCACAGTGGATCAACAAGAACATACCCTATGATCAATTGCTGTTGGAATATCTACCAGGCAAAACTGTTTGGATACACATCAGCTACGCAATTCCCGGATTGCCCAATGGCGGCTCAAATATAAGAAAGGCCAAACCGCAAAACATATTGGCCACGCTGAATGGTGCTGCAGGCGGAAAATTTACTCCTAATCTGCATTCAGATATCATAGTGGCTGCGGTACCTAACAGAGTGGTGGTTGCCTAATGAAAAAATTATTTTGGAACATATTAGGATTCTTGAGTTTGGGGATGGCCTATATCGGCGTCATCACTCCTGGAATTCCGTATTCACCTTTCGTTGTATTTTCAGCATATTGTTTCTCAAAAGGTTCAGAACGTATGCATCGTTGGATATACAATCATAAGATTTTTGGTCCATTCCTTACAAATTGGAATGAAAAAAGAGTATTTCCGCAGAAATTACGTTATTTGATGTTGATAATGATGTCATTAAGTCTTATACTAATGTATACCGGTGGAGTTAAACCCATTGGTATAATTTCAACTGCTGTGTTTATGGCGTTAGTGGCTGTGTGGGCTTGGAGATATCCTAATACTCCAAAAGAACATGATAGGCGCAAAGCAGTAGGTGAAAAGATAGGTTGGATTAAATAAAGTTATTGCTGTATGAAGCCGAGAGAAAAGTGTTCTGGACGCGGGTTCGACTCCCGCCAGGTCCACCATAAGGAAAGTTAGATGCAGAAGTATCAAATTTGGAGATGCAGAGATAAATGGGCGGTGTTTCACCGTAATACTATGAAAGCCGTTTTCTTTGGTACTTTTAAGGAATGTTGTAAAGTAATGGATGAATACAACAGCCCTCAAATCGATTACTGTATCTGAAGGAAGTTTTATGTTAAACTGGTTTAAAAATTTGTTCACTAATAATCAAACAGGATATCAACCTGCTTGGTTAAAAGAACAACTTAAAAAACAAAAGTAAGTTTCTTTATGATGGGCCTGACATTGGTTTCGACAGGGCAAAGAGTAACAGAGTGGACAGCAGGGTAGGCGATGACCCTAAATCAAGCAAATTTATAACTGCAAACGCAGCTAATGACGAGGTTTACGCTCTAGCAGCCTAAACTTCCGGGGCAACTATGCCTTGTAACCAAAAATAGTGGAAGGAGCTTCGGCTCCTTTCTTTTTCGATATTGAAAAAACCTATGAGCCTCATTAAAAAATATTTAGGCAAAATCTATTGATTTTGTATTTTAATAGGATATATAATAGACGTATGCAACACTAGTTGTAGAGTTTTCAACACACACAAGGAGATAAAATGAAAACAGTTGGAAATAGTATAGAAGCATTTGCCGTAGTTGGCGTAAATCCAGGTAGTGATCAATTCTTTGACATTACAGAAAAATCTTTTGAAGGTAAGTGGAAAGTAATCGTCTACTATCCAAAGGATTTTACTTTTGTTTGTCCTACAGAAATTGTAGCCTATGACAAGTTAGCCAAAGACTTCGCAGACCGTGATGCAGTTTTGCTGACAGGTTCAACAGATAACGAGTTTTGTAAACTTGCTTGGCAAAAGGCACATCCTGATCTCGCCAAGATCACCCACGTTCAATTTGCCGATGTTAAACGCGATGAACTTAGTCTGATTAATCAATTAGGTGTGTTCTTTGAACCAGCAGGTGCCGCACTTCGTGCCACATTCATTGTTGATCCTGATAATGTGATTCAACACGTCACAGTTAACAATTTAAATGTGGGTCGTTCACCAGAAGAAACTCTGCGTGTTCTTGACGCACTACAAACTGGCGAACTCTGTGCCTGTAACCGCGAAGTTGGTGGGGAGACACTGTAATGACTCAGTGGGTAGATCAACTCAAGGAAACCATTCCTGACTATGCCAAAGACACACGTCTTAACATAGATGCAGTGGTCAAGCGTTCTACTCTACCCCAAGAAGAAGCAGAAGCCGTTGCCTTAGCGGCGGCTTTTGCCACAGGTAACACGAAACTGTGGACTAGGATGCAGAGTCAGATCGCAGATCAAAAAGAAGCAGAAGCTGCTATTACAGCCGCTAGTCTAATGGCCATGAACAACGTTTGGTATCCTTATGTTGAAATGGCCGAAGATGCTAATCTTAGTGGATTACCTGCTCAATTAAGAATGAACGCCATTGCTACTCACGGCGGTACTACTAAAGGTAGATTTGAAGCATACGCATTATCTGCTTCAATAGTCGGTAAATGCCATTTCTGTGTAAAAGCACATTATGAAACACTCAAAAAAGAAGGCTACACAGTAGAGCAACTACGTGATATTGGACGTATTGCCTCAGTGATCACAGCCGTGGCCAGAGTCTTGAACAGTTAATTTTGGTATTGACAACCTCCAAACTCGATGCTATACTACTAGCATTGTTTTATAGTTTGGAGGTTTCTCTTGAGTATGCATCTTGAAGGTCCGTGGCTAACTACCACAGGCAAGAAAAAAGGCAAAAAGAAATTCGCTTCTGCAGAACACGCTAGAAAAGCCCGTGAGCTACAGGAAAGTTGGGAAGAAATGCTTAAACGGCACGGCATTGAACAAGAACAACGCAAACGTGTCAGAGCGTTATCTAGTGGTGTATTGCAGTCTTCTAAACCCTCTTATAGGGGTTCGGATCAGCCAAAAATTCCCAGTCTACCATTTACCGGCGGGCCTTGTACCAAATCAGAACAGAAAGTCTATACTGGTGACAAGATCAAAGGTATCGGTACTATGCATAAAAGCAACGCGGTTCCAATCTTTTCGGACGAAGAAGCAGTGGATATTGCCAAAATGCGTCGATAATCTGGGATTTTTGTGCTATAATAGAGAAAGTATGCTATATAAATTACGTTTCGCAAAGAAACTAAGATAGTAGGTCGATGAATTGGAAACCTTAGTAATCGATCCGCGAGTCTTGGCCTATGAGAAACCCGTGAGATTCGGGCGGTCAAGGCTCCAAAGGCACATGAGTTATGAGGTCATGCGTCCAATGGAGACAAACTACACGAACCCAGGGTTCTTTCAAGAGCCTCGTGAAGTTTACTCCCTGTAATGTAATGTAGTAGAAGAACACTACACCAAGTGAAAGGAGGACTTATGGAAAAGTCGTTTAAATTTATATCCTACATCGTAGGATTTATTCTAGTAGTCGTGCTGGTTCAAACTTTAACCGCTACTAAATTTTTAGGTCTCAAAGAGAAAAATGGATATTACAGTCAAGATGTGATATCTATCAAAACCCGAGAGCAACAGTTAGATTGTTTAGCCATTAACATTTATCGCGAAGCAGGTTATGAGCCGTTCGAAGGTAAGGTAGCAGTGGCTCAGGTCACACTGAACCGTGTACAAGCCGGCGTATTTGGTAAGGATGTCTGCGGAGTTGTGTACCAGAAAAATGTTGTTATGGAAAAAGTTGTATGCCAATTCTCATGGCACTGCGACTCTACACATAAAAATCGTCCCATAAACAAGGAAGCCTACAATGAAAGCTATGAAGTCGCTAAGAAAGTTCTTTTGGAAGGATTTAGATTGTCTGTTCTCAAAGATGCTTTGTATTATCATGCCACCTACGTTAACCCAAGATGGAATTTACCAAAAATTGGACAAATAGGTCAACACGTTTTTTATCGCGCAAAGGAATCTAAAATATGATGACTGATATCAATCAACTGAAAGAATTTATTCAAACTAAAATTTCTGTGATTTCAGCAGAAACATTTGGATGGTTAGCAGTAATAGTATTGCATGCATCAACAATACCCAGTCTACTGGCAGTGATGGCAGGACTGACAGACAGAGTACCGGGTGTAGATTTGGTGCTGTTGGTTTGGACAGGATTAACCCTGTTGTTTGTCAAAGCCACTATCCAGAAAGACATGTTAAACATTGTCACAATTGGGTTTGGATTCATTATTCAATCAGTGTTAATGGCATTGATCTTCTTCAAGTAATTTGGAAAACACCGTGGTTGACTTTGATCGGCCACGGTGCTATACTTGTAATGTATTAATTCACACACAGAAAGGTTTTTATGAAAAAGGCACTAGCAGTTGGTTTGATGGCAGCAGCCATTTCTGGTTGTTCATCAATGAAGAGTATTGATGATCGTAAAACTTATGCACAGCCAGACTGGTATCAAGAATGCCAGCAAGCAGGTGTTAAGGGTTGGTTTTGGTGGAAGAAAGAGTTTGCCTACGCCTGTGGTGGGGGCGAAAGCATTCATGCACAGGCCGCAGAAGAACAAATGTATGCTATTGCAATGAATAATTTTGCAAAACGCATCAATTCAGAAGTCAACAGCGAAACCAAGATTGATTTTGTCAATGATAAGAAGAACACAAAAACTTCTATCTCGTATGTGGTCAAGAGCACTACTATTCGCGAACATATAAAAACTGAGACTGCACATTTTACCATGCAAGGTCGTCACTATACCTTTGTGCGTCTTGAAATGCCAAAGCCTGTGTTCGATCAGTTGATCGCTGAAGCTAAACAAGCCAAGACACAGTGATGAAAATTCTAGCTCTAACGATCCTTGCGGTATCGTTGGTTGGCTGTAGTTCTTCACCAAAGGTTTCAGCCAACAAACCGCAGTACTGCTATACCAATCAGACCATTGTCACAGAAAATGGAGATCGGGTAACCAGTCGTACCACTGTGGAATGCTCAGACGATCAAGTCAAGCGACTCACAGTGGCCAGAGTTGGTATAGGTTCAAACTGTGGATACTTTAATGGATGGATGAAGAAAGGTGGAACCGATGTTCAATACCGTGCGCTCAGTTGCCAGCTGCCTGATGGTAGTTGGGAAATTGTTGATACTCACGGCCAGTAGTCCGTCATTGGCCAATGATCTAGAGAATCCTAGATTTTTCAACTACAGTTCTGCCGCCTGGTCTAATAGATTGGCAGATCTCACGTTTGGTTGGTTTAAAACTCTAGACGACGAACAAAAGACCGCCTACAATCAGGCCATTCATCATGCAGTCATGTATGCAGACAACGGTGAAGTGGTGAGGTGGTATAAGAAAGATGCCAGCGGTATGGCTATGACATCCGCTACATGGCCCAGCGGTGCAGGCTACTGCCGTAGATTACACATCCAGGCCATTGCCTACAATGTAGAAAAAACCATGCGAGCCACTGCGTGTTTTAACGACGTAGATAATCGGTGGACTTGGTCCAACTAAATACTAGTTCATGAGAATCCATACAAGCGATAAATTCATTGCCTGGTCGGCCTTACTCAGCGGATTAACTGTGTCCGCTGTGGCCATTTGGTACAGTGTGGCAGGACTAATGGCCATATTCTCCGCGGCCGTCGTTCCCATCATCGTGATGGGCGTAGCTCTAGAAATCAGCAAACTGGCCGGCACGGTATGGCTCAAACAAAACTGGAATATAGCACCATATTTTATACGGGCATATCTGTTAGTCGCTATTGCCATTCTGATGTTGATCACATCAATGGGCATCTTTGGATTTTTATCAAAAGCTCACAGTGATCAAAGTCTAGTATCGGGTGATGTGCAAAGTAGAATTGCGATCTACGATGAAAAAATTAAGACTGCAAAGGACAACATAGAAGCCAATCGTAAAGCACTAAGACAGATGGACGAAGCTGTGGACCAAGTTATGGCCCGAAGCCAAGATGAAAAGGGTGCTGACAAAGCAGTGGCAATTCGGAGAGGACAACAAAAAGAACGTGCTCGTCTACAAACTGAAATCGCTTCCGAACAGAAAATCATCAGCCAACTATCTGAAGAAAGGGCGCCAATCGCTGCCGAGGTACGTAAGGTCGAAGCAGAAGTAGGCCCAATCAAATATATCGCTAATTTCATCTATGGCGATAAACCAGATGCTAATGTATTAGAAAAAGCCGTTACATGGGTGATTATCATTATCGTCATAGTGTTTGATCCTCTGGCGGTAATACTGTTATTGGCTAGCCAATATTCATTCCAGTGGTTCCGCAAACAGGAAGAAATCACGGAGGGTGACAGTCCTATAAGCAGTGTGTCCGTTGATACACCTACTGTCACAACTGAAGAGACAGAAAGAATAGATCCCCCACATCTAATGGCTAGTCCATATTGGCCGTTCCCAGTCAAAGCTGGGTCTGGCCAAATGGATCTGTTTGAAAACACAAAATATCAAGACAAGGCACAAGAAGCTCCTCATGATATCGCGGTGAAAGATAATAATGCTGGTATGGAATCTAGGTTGGAAGAATGGAACACCCTGATTGCCGAAGCAGAGCGAGCTGTAGCAGAAGAACGTGAACAAGAAGATCAAGAATTATTAGAATCTGCCCCTCAGAATGAAAAGCAGGCAATGACTGCCTGGAAACATGATAATCCTGACACGAGTCTAAAGTTACAAAGAAAATTATTGCAACAAGGAGTCATAGATCACCTGCCGTGGGAAGACTATCTCAAACCTCAGGCAGACTTCCAAGACGCAGTCTCAGAAGCTAAAAAGTGGGCAGAAGAAAATCCCAACCTAGAAGAATCAGCTAAGGCCAAAGAATGGGCTGAAGAAAAGGCCGATCCAGATAAATCTGTGAGCTGGATGGAACACGACGAACAGGGTAACCAGATTAAAAAAATCAAAGAAACCTACACACAAAACGCTGAACAGAATGAGCGCACTCTTTGGCAGAGAATACAAGAAATCAAAAAATGACAGATAAGATCCTTGTGGTAACTGCTCCAGATGACATACTGCAGAGCGGTATTAGAATTGCCCACATCAATCTCTCCCAGCCACAGTCCCAGACGATTTCGCAGGCATTGATGCAGAGCACACTGCCCCATACTATAATCAACTACGTATGGAATCAGGGAGATTCTAAACTGTGGTTGTTTGACAAAATTCTAAAGGCAGATTTAATCTTATTCAATGCGGACTGTGATGAAGAAACCGCAATGTTAACAGGTTGGATGAGTGCTGATCCCAGATCACATTACTTTGGCGATCTTAGAGATTTAAATATAGTCAATGATCGTGTAATATATAACAGCGATGACATTTTAAAATTACTGGAGAAAACCGCAAAATCACATGGCTAAAATCTACAACGCACTCAAAGGCAAGACTGTCACTGTCAAAGAAAATGAGAACATAAATCAAGCTCTGAAAAGATTCAAAAATAAAGTCGAAGAATCAGGACTGATGGATACACTACGCAAGAAAGAATTCTACGAAAAACCAACCACAGAACGCAAACGCAAAAAAGGTGCTGCCAAAGCACGTTGGCGTAAGAAACTTCGCGATCAACAACTCCCCCCTAAACTGTTTTAGTCATTGACTATTGGTCAGAAAGATAGTATAGTAATTGTATGAACACAGATATTATGATCGACTTAGAGACGCTTGACGTCCTCCCCACTGCAACCATCCTCACTATCGGTGCCGTAAAATTTGATCCTTTGGGCGACGACATTCGAGAACCCAGCTGCGAAAAGTTTTATGTCAAGGTAGACATTGATAGTTGCGATAGATTAGGCTGCACCGTCAGTCAAGCTACCTTAGATTGGTGGGCTAATCAAAGCAAGGCTGCACAAGAAGAAGCGTTCGATCCAAATGGAAGGATAGATATCGCAGATGCGATGACACAGTTCTACAAATTCTGCTGGGGTGCCAAGCGTGTGTGGAGCCATGGTGCTGGATTTGATGTTATAATCTGTGAGCGCCTATTCCGCAAGATCGGCAAAGCCGTGCCGTGGAGCTTCTGGGAGGTTCGTGATACTCGCACACTGTTCGATCTTGGCATCAACCCTCAACGTCCTCCTGTTCTTAAACATCATGCTCTAGAAGATGCTTGGAATCAGGCAGTAGGTGTGCAGAATGTTTTTAAGACCATCCGTACCGCCAGTGGCCTTGATGGTAAATTACTAGAGCCGCTGAAAGGAAACAGGTCGTGAGGATTGAAGAAGATATCAAACTTGATTTTCGTGATGTGTTGATCCGTCCTAAACGAAGCACACTATCTAGTCGCAAAGAAGTTGATCTCACTCGCAGTTATCGTTTCAAACACAGCCAGCAGTGCTGGACCGGGATTCCCATCATGGCTTCCAACATGGATGGTGTAGGTACATGGTCCATGGCCAAGAGCCTGTCAGAACAGAACTTGTTTACCTGTTTGGTCAAGAATCATACCATCTCAGACTGGAATCGTGAATGCCAGTTTGTCGATCCCGATCGCTTTGCCGTGAGTATTGGTACCAGCGAGATCGAGTTTGGAAAACTATCGGTCATCATCCAGGCCCAACCACAGATCAAGTTTATCTGTGTTGATGTGGCAAATGGCTACAGCGAACACTTTGGTGACTTTATCCACAAAGTACGAGAAACCTTTCCCCACTGCACAATCATCGCCGGTAATGTGGTCACGGCTGATATGACCCAAGAACTTATTTTACGGGGAGCCGACATCGTCAAAGTTGGAATCGGACCGGGATCGGTATGCACGACTCGGATACAAACTGGGGTTGGCTACCCGCAACTTTCTGCGATCATTGAATGCGCTGATGCCGCACACGGCCTCGGCGCCCATATCGTTGCTGATGGCGGTTGCACTTGCCCAGGCGATGTGGCTAAAGCATTTGGCGCAGGCGCAGACTTTGTCATGCTGGGCGGAATGTTGGCCGGGCACGACGAAGGTGGTGGTGAAGTAGAAGATGGCCGTGTCACATTCTATGGCATGAGTTCAGATACTGCCATGGAAAAGCATCATGGTGGTGTTGCCAATTATCGTAGCAGTGAAGGTAGGACCGTGACTATTCCGTATCGAGGTGCGGTTGATTCCACTGTGCTGGATCTGCTTGGAGGACTGCGTAGTACCTGCACCTATGTTGGTGCACCTACGCTGAAACAACTGCCCAAATGCACGACCTTTGTCCGTGTGAATCGGCAAATCAACGATGTATTTTTAAAATAAAAGAAAGGAAACTTTATGAGTACTATCACTAATCTAAACGATAAGTTTTTCGATCGACCTTTGATCGAACTGGACAACCGAACACTATACTGGATCATTGGTTTAAGTGCCACTCTAATCATGGCCATGACCGTGGCAGACTTCGCTGCTGCCAAATTCCTGGATTTTGGTTGGGTGGTCACGCCCGCAGGCGCACTCCTGTTCGCCGTGGTGTTCGTGGTCAGGGACATGTTGCACAAACTGGCCGGTGCGGCCATCACCCAGCGTGTGATCTTGCTGGGCGTGTGCTTGAACCTCGCTGTAGCGGCCTTCATGTATGCCATGACCTTCATCCCCGCGCCAGAGTTCCGTCCAAGCGTGAACTTTGATGCGGTGTGGAAAATGAGCCTGGGCATCGTGATTGGTTCAGAGATAGCTACAGTGGTCAGCCAATGGGTCAACACCTGGGTGTATCAGGTGCTATGGGAGCGGGACTGGGGTTCATGGGCCAGAACATTCGTCAGCAACCTTGCCAGCTTGCCAGTGGATGCTGTGCTGTTTGTGCTGTTCGCTTTCGTGTTCATTCCGCCCTTGTTAGGTGGTGATGCCATGGACATCAACAAGGCCATTGCCCGCATAGTGTCAGGCAGCACCCTGTTCAAACTAGGAATAATCTTGGCACTGACACCTTTAGTAAGTCTTGCACCCTGGAGAGAAGAAGCCAGGAACATGAAGTGATACACTGGATACGCAAACCCTGGCAGTTTTGGTTTGAGTGGGGGATCACTGTCCTACTGATAGTGGGAGTGGTCCTTACCAGTTTCAATGTGTATCCCTTGAACATCTGGGTCTTGCTGATCAGCAACGTGGGTTGGGTGATCCAGGCCGTGTTATGGAAAAAGACCAGCCTGTTCGTGGTGCAATCGGTAATCACGGCGATATATCTAATAGGAATCGTCAACTCTTTCGTGTAAAATGTAGATATGGAAAAAACCAACATGACTCGCGAAGAAGAAATCCTAACAGTGCTACAAGAGGAATGTGCCGAAGTCAGCCAAATGGTCTGTAAGATCCGTAGATTTGGTATCGATGAAACACATCTCAAAGAAGGTGGATCTAACCGTGAACGCCTGACCGAAGAAGTAGGGGATTTACAAGCGGCAATAGATCTGTTAAAATTACACAATGTAGTCAACGAACATGATGTAGAACTTGCCAAGCATCGCAAATTTGAAAAGCTAAAAAAGTGGTCAAATATTCAGAATTTAGAGAATATCTGATATAAATAAATTTGTAGACTGTACCAACTGGGCAGTTTACAGGGCACAGTGCCCAAACTAGATCTTACTTAATAAGGAGATAATCATGTCTAAGATCATCGGTATTGACCTCGGCACCACCAACTCGTGCGTGGCTGTTATCGAGAATGGAATTCCCAAAGTAATTGAAAACAACGAAGGCGCTAGAACCACGCCCAGTATCGTAGCCTATGCCAACGACGAAGTGCTGGTCGGTGCAAGTGCAAAACGGCAAGCAGTTACTAATCCAAAAAACACAATCTACGCCAGCAAGAGATTGATTGGGCGTAAATTCAAAGAACAGGCTGTTCAAAAAGACATCGACCTGATGCCATATGAAATCATGGAAGCATCAAATGGTGATGCATGGGTACGAGCCGCAGGCAAAGAATTGGCACCCCCACAGATTTCCGCAGAAGTTCTGCGTAAAATGAAAAAGACCGCAGAAGACTATCTTGGTACCACTGTCACGCAGGCAGTGATCACTGTACCGGCCTATTTCAATGACAGTCAGCGTCAAGCTACCAAGGATGCAGGAAAGATCGCTGGACTAGAAGTTCTGCGTATCATCAACGAACCTACCGCTGCCGCACTGAGCTATGGCGTGGACAAACAGGATAAAGCAGACAGGAAAATCGCTGTTTACGACCTTGGTGGCGGTACATTCGACGTCAGCATTATTGAAATTGCCAACGTTGATGGCGAGAAGCAGATTGAAGTGCTCAGCACCAACGGAGACACATTCCTAGGTGGAGAAGACTTTGATCAACGCATCATGGACTATTTGGTTGATGAGTTTAAGAAAGACACCGGAGTTGATCTAACCAAAGATGTTCTGGCACTGCAACGTCTCAAAGAAACCGCAGAAAAGGCCAAGATTGAATTGTCTAGTTCTGCGCAGACAGATGTGAATCTGCCATATATCACAGCAGATGCCAGCGGTCCACGTCACATGAACATCAAGATAACTCGCAGCAAACTAGAAAGCTTGGTTGCTGAGCTGATCACACGCTCTATAGAACCCTGCAAGATCGCTATGAAAGATGCAGGAGTCACTGCCGCTGACATTGATGAAGTTATTCTAGTGGGTGGAATGACACGCATGCCTAAGGTACAGGAAGCTGTGGAATCACTGTTTGGTAAAGCACCTCGTAGAGATGTGAATCCAGACGAAGCAGTGGCTGTAGGTGCTGCCATTCAGGGCGCAGTACTAGGCGGTGATCGCAAAGACGTGCTGTTGCTGGATGTGACTCCTTTGAGCCTTGGTATTGAAACACTGGGCGGTGTGATGACAAAGATCATCCAGAAGAACACCACTATCCCTACCAAAGGACAACAGACATTCTCCACAGCAGATGACAATCAACCTGCAGTGACCATCAAGGTGTTCCAAGGTGAGCGTGAACTCGTTCAGCATAACAAATTGCTAGGTGAATTTAATCTAGAAGGCATCGCACCTGCTCGCAGAGGCCAACCCCAGATTGAAGTGACCTTTGATATTGATGCCAATGGTATCATGCATATCTCTGCCAAAGACAAAAGCACAGGCAAAGAAAATAAAATCACTATCAAATCCAACAGTGGACTAAGCGATGCAGAAATACAGGCCATGATCAAAGATGCAGAGCTAAATGCAGAAGCAGACAAGAAAGCTCGTGAATTGATCGATGTAAAAAACTCTGCAGAAGCACAGATACATGAAGTTAAAAAAGATCTCGAAGAATTCCGTGCTGAACTCAGTGATGCAGAGATCACAGAACTTGAAACTGTGATCAAGGAAGTAGAAGAAGCAGTAAAAGGTGATGACAAAGAAAAAATCACTGAAGCACTTAACAAGGTTTTCCCTGCAATGAAAACATTGTTGGAGAAAAGGCAGGCTAAGGAACAGGCTCAGGCCCAACCTACACAGCCCGCACAGGATGATGTAGTTGATGCTACCTTCACAGAGAAGAAAGCAGACTAATCATATAGGGGTACTTTCGAGGCCCCTAATTGTTCTTACTTTATAAGGAGACTATTATGAACAATCAACTAGCTAGAATAGACGCTCTAAGCAGAGCACTTGTGGGATTTGACACGATGTTTGATCAAATGGAACGCAGATTTGCAAACAGTGTATCAAACAACTATCCGCCACACAACATCATTAAACTAGACGAAAACGAATACGCCATTCAATTGGCAGTGACTGGTTTCGATAAAACCGAGATCTCAGTGACTGTTGAAAACAATGTGCTGATCGTCAAGGGTGAAAGCCAGACCACAGATTATGCGGCAGAGCAGTATCTGCATCGCAGCCTTGCAACTCGTGATTTTATCAAAGAATTTCCTTTGGCCGAACACATTGAAGTTGTGGGTGCGGAAACCAAGAATGGCATGTTGACCATAAAGTTGATTAGAAATATTCCAGAATCAGCCAAACCTAAGGTCATTGACATCGTTGATGTAAAATAGTATAATACAAGAGAGGGCAACCTCTCTTGTTAAATACATCAACTATCCAGGATTGTAAATGTCTACAGAAATCGAAGTCAAAGAAAAAACCACAGTTCAGTTAGCTCCCCCGGCGTTGTGGAAGGTGGTGTTTCTCAATGACGATAAAACTCCTATGGAATTAGTCATAGAACTACTTACAAGTATTTTTAAACACACAGAATCCAAGGCCAAAGAAATCACTCTGGAGATACACGAAACTGGTAGCTGTGTAGTAGGCATATATCCTTTTGAAATCGCAGAACAAAAAGGCATTGAAGCCACTACCGTTGCAAGACAAAATGGTTCACCATTGCGAATCACCGTGGAGCAGGAATGAGCCTGAGAGAAATTACCAAAGACCTGCACACAGATGCAGAACGCACAGAATTCGCTAAGAAATTACTCAGCGGCAATATACCTGTAGAAGATTATGCCAACTATCTGTACCAGATGGTGCTGATCTATAATCCCATAGAGATGGGAAACAGATTACAGGGAAATTTTGCTAATCTTCCTGACATAGAAAGAACCTGGGCCATCTATCAAGATTTCATCGAACTAGCAGGCAAGGATCACAGTTATACATGGTTGCCTAGCACAGTGGACTATCATAACTATCTGCTAGAACTGTTACACGATCCTGCCCGTAAACATCTAATCAAAGCGCATCTATACTGCCGACACATGGGTGATCTTTACGGTGGACAGATTTTGGCCAAACGTGTGCCGGGTCAGGGTAGATTTTATAAATTTAAAGATCCAGAACGACTCAAAGAACAGATCCGTGCAGAGCTTACAGACGATCTAGGAGATGAAGCTCGTGTGGCCTTTGAGTGGGCCATAAAAATAATGAGAGATCTCAACAATGAGCCAAGTGTGGAACACGCTGATTGAAATTCAACAGCTATTAGAAACTAAATTCAATCAAACTGGTATAGAAGTGAATGAACCTGGCATGGAAAGGTTCAATCAGCCCGGTTGGGTGAATCGTGTGTGGACCAGCGATCATTATCGCAGAGCTCACGTAGATGTAGTTGATGCTAGAGATACCAAAGGTCTGTGGATGATGCACTGTTGCATTTTTCCACATGTCACAGATCCCAGCCCTATCTATGGATTTGATGTTATAGCTGGTAAGAATAAAATCACTGGCTGTTTCCACGATTACTCCAAAGCAGGGGATCCCGATCATCCTATGATGCAGTGGTTCGCAGACTATGTGAGCCACCTGGAATGGCGCAGAGTCCGAGAACTACCGGAGTGGGCCACCAACATTTTCAGTCCCAGCATGGTAGCAGCAGGCAATGTGCAGAATGAGGAAGAACTAGCTCAAATCATAGCCATGGCCAAGGACACTGTAGAACACTATCTCAGCACAGTGGGAGAAACACTGGGACAGGCCGAAAACACCACAGCAGCGCAGAACTATTACGCACAGAATCAGAAGCAAAACCCACATACACCGCGTGTAATGGTGAGTTTAGGGCTGTCAGAGGATGATGTACAGCACTTCATCCAGGATTGCCTGTTCCCAGAAATACGATAAATAATCGTATGAGAAAATATGAATTTATATCAGAAAAAATCAGTGCTAATGCGGCGAGTAATGCTGGAAATTCTAGTGCATTGACAAATGTCAAACAAGCAATTATTACTAAAATTGATGCAGTGACCGATATTGACGAACTGCATCAGATTTATTCTTATGTTCGTAAAATCGATATTGGTGGTGGTGTAGATAACATTCTACAAAAAGATGAAGATCTCCGACAAGTTCATACGATTGTATCCAGAGCGATCATTGATGCCAAAGCACCCTATGAAGAAAAAGAAGGATTTGCCACAGAACTGGCTACGAAAGGAATTATCAATATTAAAAAATTGTTATCGCCAGGCGTTTCACAAAATCTCGAATCTGTAATTCAAACACAATTTCCTAATGTGTATAAACAAGTTGCTCCAGAGTTGATTGCCATTCAAGGATTGTTTAAAACCGGCAAAACAAAAACACAAAAAGGTCCAGGCGAAATGTTTTTGGCTATCTGTAGTCCTAATATTATGTTAAGCAAAGATGCAGGTGATTTAGTAGTAAATGGAAAATTAATCGAGGTGAAGGGCAATGGTGGAAGGATAAAAGGAGTCAGAGGATATGGAAATAGTTCCTCTACTCTAACCGCGGTAAAAACTGCGGCAGCAGCACTTCCCAAGAAACTCAAATTGAAAACAGCAATAAATGCGCCATCAAATGTAAATGTAGGAAAAACTTCTGATTTTTGGACCAATTTCGGTCCATCGCTAATCGCTGCAGGCGCACCGGCCGCCGGTGTAGTGAAATTTATTAGAACTTCTCTAAGCGGCATTATAAATTCAATCTATCTTGATGCTACTCCTGTAGAGCTTCAACAGTTAGTAGCCCCTGTTAATAATAAAGGTATGGTTTTATTCGATTCATTTATTGCCGCACAAAAAAAATACGCATTTGATTACTACAAAAAACATGACGAATTCAAGGGCATACTGTTCATAAATACAGGTTCTGGAATCACTATCTATATCGAAACTGCTGAACAATTCGCACAAACAATGATCATACAAAAAATAGGTCTTAATGGTGGTGCTCAAAATGGTATGCAGGTCAAGGTACCTTAATTCATTACTTTTTAATCTAGATAGAACTCGCCACTTAATTCCCGCCTCCCCCCCACGTAAATACTAACAGCAACTACCGGTACTCATTACACTGGTAGAACCCGGCCTACTCGAAAATTATCCTTTAGATTTAAATAACGTCATTTAATTTCTCATCTATCCTCAGTAAATATTAATACCGGATACCGGGAGCGAATCGATGAAGAAGTTATTAGCAGTGCTTATTCTCGCACCATCAGTATGTTTGGCCTCTGAATTGGTGCATCAATTTAATAGTCCAGCCTTTTCGGGCATAGGATATAGTTCTCACGTTTTAACAATTTACAGTCAGGAATTAAGCCGTAAATTGGCCATTGCGGCAGAAAGAAAAGCGGAACTACTTAAGGCTGAACAAGATGCTAAAAGCACAACTCAAGCCAAATTCATACAGAATCTAGAAAGTAGAGTCTATAATGAACTAGCAAGACAGATAACAGAAAAATTGTTTGAAGGTACAGGAGCCCAGGCTTCTGGCACCTTCCAGTTCAACGGCGGAACAATCACTTACACCAAGACCGGTAATATGATAGAAGTTACTATTCGAGGTGCTGATGGATCAGTAACCACGATGACGGTACCAATAGGAGACTTTGGATGGCTAGCACCATGATTAAATTAACTCCTATCGCACTGGCAGTATTTCTCACAGGCTGTGGAACTTTGGGCAATGCCGTGAGATCTTTTGATGAGCCTACAGTTACTAGACCAACATTAAAAATTGAAGAATCACTGAAGGAACCTGCCAGCGGTGCGATCGCTGTGGCAGTATATAATTTCCGTGATATGACTGGACAGCGAAAATCCAGCCAGACTATAGCCAGCCTTAGTTCAGCAGTGACGCAGGGCGCAGATGCATATTTGGTTAAGAGTTTACAAGAAGTTGGTGGTGGTAAATGGTTCAAAGTACTTGAGCGTGGCGGTCTAGATAATCTAATCAAAGAGCGTCAATTGATACGCCAAATGCGCGAACTATATCAAGGTAAAGACGCACAGCCGCTGCCACCTATGATGTTCGCTGGTATATTATTAGAAGGCGGTATCATAGGCTACGACTCCAATACAATGAGTGGAGGATCTGGTGCTAGGTTATTAGGCATAGGTGCTACCACAGAATATCGCCAAGATGAAGTGACAATCAGTTTGAGAGCAGTGTCAGTGGCCACTGGTGAAGTGTTGGTCACTGTCAACACCAATAAAACTGTGTTTTCGTTCCAAGATAAAATGGGAGTTCTTAGATTTATTGATGCCGGTACGAAAAGTCTAGAATTAGAAACAGGATCGGCCACTAATGAGTCAATGAACAAGGCTGTACAGTTAGCCATACACGCTGCTGTAATAGAATTAATCAATGACGGGGCAAGAAAAGGACATTGGGCGTTTAAACAAGAAAATCAAACACAGACTCCAAGACCGGAGCCTGTGAGCAAAGTAGAGGAGAAGCGCAATGAGTTGGTTCAAAAGGACACCACACCTAAAACAGCCACCGAAACAGCACCCGCAGCACCTCAGTCCGCTGACAGAAAAGTTGATGAGGGAAGTCAATCAAAGTCAGCAGAAAGTGCAGGGCCACAGACTGATACACAGATATCTGCACAAAAAACACAATCAGGAGTAACCAATGATTGGGTAAATGTGCGAAAAAGTAGAGATAAGGCCAGCGAGAAATTGGTCAATCTCAAGCCAAAGACACAAGTAGAGATACTTGATACTAAGGGTCAACACTATCTCGTCAGAGTAGACGGAAAGGAAGGTTACGTAGCGAAACAATTTATAACGGTGCAAAAATAAAAACAAAAGCACCAAGGAGCGAAAATAATGAAAAACAACAGACTAATGGCCATAACAATTACGGCCTTGTTCTGGAGTTCAGCAGTACAAGCCGAAAACAAGGTCTATATAGAGCAGGTAGGTAATTCTAACACTGTGAGCATCACACAGGTGGGCAGCACAAACCGTGTGGGCAATAGTGGTTTAAATCAAGAAAGCACTATCACAGGTTCTAACAATACATTGACCACTTCGCAGACTGGAGATGGCAACATCATAGATTATACTGTCATAGGCAGTGGAAATACGATTTCTAAAACTGTTATAGGAGATACCAATCAAATAACATTTACCTGCGGCAATGGAACCACAGCCTGTACCAATGTAACCAGCACTATGAATATCACAGGAGATACAAACACTGTGACCAGCACTATTAGAGGATCGGCGATCACTAATCTATTGAATATCACCGGAGATTCTAATACGCTAACACAGACTATCACTACAAATAACAGCAGTAGTGATATAACTATTCTAGGTGATTCAAATACATTCACTAGTTCAATGACCGGTGCAAGTGCAGGAGCGGGTCATCATCTTGTGGCAGCAGTGACAGGAACCAGCAACACGCACTCGATCACACAAAGCGGTTCTGTAAATACCACAGTCAATGTCACAACCACAGGAAATTCTAATTCAGTAACCGTTAACACAGGAAACTAATGAAGTATGTTTGGCTGCTATTGACAATATTTGCCCTGGATGCTAGTGCTAACATTGGCACTATGAACGAAGTCCAGGGCACAGCCATCGAAATCAAAAGAAGTAAAACCTCTATCACAGGCAAGGTCGATACTGCCGTGGAGAGTATGGATGCAGTGAGTGTAGGTTCAAGATCACAGGTCAACATAACTTTCAAAGACAACACTAAGGTTAAAATCACAGAAAATTCTAGACTCGTCCTAGATGACTTTGTGTTTGATCCTAAGAAATCAGATGCAGGTAAATTGGGTATGAAAGTAGCATTGGGCACAGTGCGCTATGCATCTGGACAGGTAGCTAAAAACAATCCGCAGAGCGTAAACATTAAAACTCCCACAGCATCTATAGCTGTACGTGGTACAGATTTCGCTATGACCGTAGACGAAGTTGGCCGAAGTCTAGTAGTATTACTACCTAGTTGTGATGATCAGACCAAAGTAGGTAATTATCAGATACAGGGTAATTGTACAGTTGGCGCTATTGATGTGACAACTGATGCAGGAATGGTCAGTCTAAACACTGCATTTACTGCTACCTATGTCACAGATGCGGCACAACCACCATTGCCTCCTGTGGCCGTTGATCCCATAGCAGTCAGTAATGACAGCAATTTAAAAAAGCCAGAAAACATCGCTAGAGTAGAAAATGATAGAGAAGATCAAAAAGATCGTGACAAAGATAAAAGCAAGTACAACGATGACGAGCGAAAGAAAGCCGGCGAAAGCACAGACAAAAGCATGGCTGATAAAAAATCCAGAGATGAAGAAGGTACGAAACTATATGGAATTAATGCAGACGGAGGCCAACAACTAGGTACAGCCGCTATTAATCCCTGTTGGCCCTTTAATGACTGCGGGAACGAAAAAGGTCGCAATTGGTATTACCGCAAAGATGATGATAGGGGTAACACCATAGTGGTAAAGAGCGGAGAAAAATACGACAACACTACTTACAATATTTCTATCAACAGCAATGACATAGAAACAAAAACAGTAGGTGACGGATCCAACAAAGTAACTGTAAGGATATGGAATCGATGAGCAAATGGCGATTGTATCTAGACGTTGCTGTCATATTCTTCCTGCTGATGCTGCTGAGCCCCAAGACCTGGGCTGCTCTTACAGATATACAATTTGGTCGATACCAGATAGCAGATAGTCAATGGAACGTAAGTGCCTGTTTGTACACCACGACCTGCCAGATCTACAGTAAGAATCCAGGAACTGCTTATAAGATTCCTTGGACCTCGGGACAGGTACAATGGGCCACCGGCGACTATGTTAAATTTGAGCTCAGCGGGAACAATTCTTTTCCCTATACTGCCAAACAATACAATAGTTCAGGACAGGTAAAAGCAACACTAGGCAATGGTAAGATCGTTAATATGGGACCTGATTATTTCTTTTTTGTAGGTAGCGATAATAATACAGGACAACTGTTCAGTGGATCCAGTGGCATGAGCGGCAGCAGTGGTGTCACTTGGACTGGCACACTTAATCCTACAATAGCACAGGCCAACACCTATGCTGATGCTAACTATTCTACTGTGCCTTTGGCTGCAGGACAGACTGCTACTCAAACTCCTAACAGCAATAATGCTCCGCCTAGTCCGATTCCCACTGCTATCTACAATAACAGTAGCACAGTTTACATTACAAATCACTATCCTACCAGTAATAATTCACCACCAGGCGAAGATGCTGCCAACGCATTTGACAACAACCCCTATACCAAATATCTAAACTTTGACAAATACAATGCTGGAGTGACTGTAAAATTAAATGCAGGCCGTATAGTCACAGGATTTACATTAACCACCGCCAACGATTTTCCAGGTAGAGATCCTACCAGTTATAAATTATATGGTAGTAACAATGGTACTACTTGGACGCTGATACAAGACGGTAATCTAAATCTCAGCAACAATAGATATGATACCAGCGCAATGATCACTGTGACTAATTCTACATCATATATCTATTACTACATATTCTTTCCAACAACCAAAGCAGGCGAGGGATGCGGATTAAACTGCGACTCTATGCAGATAGCAGAAATAACTTTTTACTATGATGCCAATAATGCAACAACATCTGCAGACGCAGGTACAGGCAGCGTCAATAATCCCGGCAGTTTCTGCTGTGGTGGCACAGCGGCACCATTTAATCCCAACACACAATTTAATTCAAGATTGACTGCATTTCAAAATAGATTGCCAGCAGATACTAAAGTTATTATCACGCAGATAGGCAACAATAACTATGCTACGGTACAGCAGAGTGGCACTAAGAATAATTACAGTGAAATATATGTCAGTGGTAATAATAACACAACTAACACCACACAGACCAGTACCTCTGCGACTGCCACAAACTATATAGAATTAGATGTCATAGGAAATTCTAATACAGTAAATCTTACACAGTCTAGCACTGGCGGCACAAAAAGCATTTTAGCCACAGTTAATAATGCTTCTAATTCTTTGACAGTCAATCAAAGTGGCAATGGAAATCATTACACAGAAGTAAATCTCAGCGGTGGTAATAAAACTGTTAATGTTACGCAGAGTGGATCAGCAGCCCATATGTCTAACATCACGCTCAGTGGAGGAACTACCTCGATCACAGCCACGCAATCGGGTAGCACACTACAGTATTATTCTATCACTCATAACTGTGCCCAGGTCAGTTGCGCTGCAATAACTGTCACACAGGGCCAATAAATACTAGATAAGGAGTAAGCCATATGCGAGAATACATAATGGCGTTCCTATTCTGCCTAGTCAGCACTGTAGCCAACGCCCAACCATTTCAAACTAACAAACCTGTGATCTGCGATGACAGCAAAACAGTTATAAAATTCCTAAGCGAACGATACGGAGAACGCTTAATCTGGATGGCCAACGATGCGCAGGATCTTAGCAAGTTTGGATTGTTTGTTAACGAAAAAACAAAAACCTGGACTATGCTACAATTTACTCCAGAAATAGCCTGTGTCGTAGGTCTAGGCAAAGATTCAACACTGATTTTAGGCACAGGCATCTAGTTAAATACTAGATGTTAAACAAAAATCTAAAAAGAATCTTAGTCAGTCCTTGGACTGCTCTTATAACATTATCTCTCATAGTAGGCATTAGAGCCGCTGATCCGCAGTTTGTAGAATCTGTAAGACTGCGATATTTTGATACATTGATTACCAGCCAAGCAGTCACTGAAAATAATATCATCACTGTTAACATAGATGAAAATGCTTTAGAAAAATACGGCCAATGGCCCTTTAACAGAGAAATCTATGCTCAACTGATAGAAGATCTATATAAACGTGGAGCTGGCCTAGTAGTATTCAATGTCTTGATGACCGAACCTGATCGTCAAGGTGGAGACGGATCTCTAGCAGCAACGCTAAACGAGTATGCTGTAGTATTACCTAATATGCCTGCAGATCGCATGAAGAATAAACCTCGCAAGCCAGGCACAGCCATAATGGGGCCTGAATTTCAAGATATGATCATACAATATCCTGGAATTATCGCTAATATCCCCGATTTAGAAAAAAGAGCAGCAGGTGTAGGAGTTGTCAATACTTTGCCTGAGATAGATGGGGTTAATCGTAGAATGCCTCTGATAGTATCTGTAGAAGGAAACGTATTTCCTAGTCTGGCCATGGAAGTTCTACGAGTGGCGGCAGGAGATTCAACTACTCAGATTAAATTGTTTGAAGGTGGCGTAGAAAAGATGCGCATACCTAAGTTTGGTCCTATCACTACAGATCCCTTGGGTCGTGTATGGATAGACTGGAGTCAGAAATCACGATCAGTTTCAATGACAGAACTACCCAAAGACCTAGGCGGAGCCGTTGTTATAGTAGGCGTGGCAGCAGCAGGACTAGGTAATCCTGTACCTACTGCTATAGGATCAGTTTGGCCTCACGAGGTACAGGCCGCTGTGATCGGAACGATGTTTAATAATGTAGTGATACAACGCCCTGATTATGCAGACGGTGTTGAGATTTTGACATTGGCTTTGGCTGGCGCAGTATTATTATTTTTAACAAGGTGGACTTATGTTGGAATTATTAGCGGTGTTGTTATTATTGGTAGCGTCATTCCTGTTTCTCAATACCTGTATTCATCTAATCTTTGGCTCTTTGACAGCACTGCGTTGGTTGCTGGGCTTGTTGTTGTCATGCTTCACGCTTATGGCGTTAAGTTTGTAAGTGAGTTTTTACAGAAGCAGGCCATAAAGAAACAGTTTGCTGGATACTGTTCTAAAGAAGTAGTAGAAATGCTACAAAAAGATCCAGACCTAATCAAGCGCGGTGTACGTAAAGACGTATCAGTTATGTTCTCAGACTTGCGTGGTTTTACACCAATCGGTGAACACTACGGTGATGACGTTGCTGGACTTGGAAAGTATATGAATGGGTACATGGATGCTATCAGTCGTCCTATCATGGACAACAAAGGCATGGTTATCAAATATGTAGGTGATGCAAGTATGCATATCCACGGTGCACCTATTGAAGACGTTAATCACGCTCGCACAATCGTGGCTGTTGGCTTACAAATGCTAGACGCTGTCGATGCTTATACTAAAGAAATGGAAGCACAAGGTTTACCCCCAGCAGCCATGGGATGGGGTTGTAATACAGGTATCGGCTTCATTGGTGAGATGGGTAGCACTGACAGACACAGTTATGACATATTAGGCGACATGGTTTCAACTGCGGCTCGATTAGAAGCACGATGCAAGGCTTATGGAGTTCTAAATATCATTGGTGCTGAAACATACAATAGAACTAAAGATGATTTCTTTTACCTAATGCTAGACAATCTTCAACCAAAAGGCAAATCTGTGGCAGATTTAATTTACACTGCATTACGCCCCAACGGAGCAGACTGGTCAAAAGATTTGGAACAATATAATAAAATGCAGGCACTATACAAGGCCAAGAAGTTTGATGAGGCCGCGGCAATGTGTGCAAAAATGAAAGGAACCTTTGGAGGTCAAATGGACAAATACTACAAGATATGGATCGAACGTTGTGAGTTTATGAAACAACAGGATCTAGGACCTAACTGGAACGGCGAATTCGTAGCACACGAAAAATGATATACACTCCCATAGATTGGTGGATTGACTATACTGTATGGATTATGCTACATTATAAGTTCATGACCGTAGCAAAAGTGATCAGTGTCAACGATGATATGGAAAAATTTATAAGTTCTTTCAGCCTCAACGGTATTAAACCAATCAATATCTGCAGATGATTTATCGTTACTTACTGTTTGCTGTGCTTACAGCATTTAGTACATTTTCGCTGGCAGAAAAAATCACTGCACAATCTTGGTTAGTAGCGGACGAGCACGGGGATATTATTGCTGCTGAAAATATAAAAGAAGTTAGAAGTATAGCCAGTATCACTAAAATCGTTTCGGCTATGGTAGTACTAGATGCACAACAGGAATTAGATCAATTTATTAAACCATATACTCGCAAAGAGTTGATACAACTGTCAATGGTAAGATCAGATAATGCTGCTGCTGATACACTATGTCGTCATTATCCTGGAGGTTATGCTAATTGTGTCTATGCAATGAATGTCAAAGCGCAGGCCTTAGGATTGAATAACACGAGATTCGTAGATGCTACAGGATTAGCACAAGGCAATGTCAGCACAGCAGAAGAGTTAATTAAAATAGTACAGGCTGCTGCAGATTATCCAGAATTAGTCCAAGCCAGTAAAATGGCCGAAGTCAAGATACAATTAAAAAAACGTTGGTTAATATTTCGCAACACTAATCCAATTATAGGCCGTAAACATGAATTTGTTATAAGTAAAACTGGTTGGATTCGTGCCAGCGGTGGTTGTATAGTGATGATACTGGATACTGACGTGGGACGAAGGATAGTAATCGTTTTAGGTTCAAAAAATACACACACACGTATTCCTGAAGCAGAATTTATAGCCCAGATACGTAATTAACCTTCACCAGCAGCAGCAGATTTCTTATCTTCTGTTTTCTGATCGTCTACATCGTCTCTGCGAGCAAAAGGTTTAGGTTCATCTTTTTTCACAGCGTGTGATACTGCTTCGTTGAATTTCTGTGATGCTTCACTTTCAACTTTGACCTGTTCCATCACTCGTTCCGATTCAATGATCTTACCGCGTAAGTGTAATACTGTGTTAACTTTTTGATTGAGCCTAATTAAATCATTGTCTAGCATACGGATACGGTCAATAAGGGCTACCAGCGTTGTATTGGCTTCACCTATTACAGGTTTTACTTCTTTGGTGCACCATTCCCAAACGTACTTAATAATCCATCCCATACCCACTGCCATGACTATGGGAAATCCGTATTTGTTAATTAGCTCTACAACATCCATCTATTTCTCCCTCCAGATCCCCCACGGGTCCCAGACTTTTTTCTCTATCTGTTTGGGCTCTCGATAATACCACACAGCCACAGATACTAAAACCAAACATTCTATTAGATAGAATATTAAAAATGCTTCAAACAACATCAACCTATCAACGGTCGAAATGTCTGTATCACGGGTCTCCAGCCGGCTTCAAAGCCTACTAAAAATCCTATGATAAATCCCACGACCGCTCCTATCGCTAAAGATTTATACAGATCTCTGTCATGCCATATAGGCTGACGTTTTAAATATTTCTTAGTATGATCGGGTAAGGATTCATACCATTCGCTTAGTTTGCTCATTTGTCGCTCCTTTGACGATAAACTTTTCTAAATCATCTACTTTAACCAACATTTGACGGCCATTGATATTAACTAATTTGAAATAATCACCACCCTTCCAACCTAGTTTGTCAGTATTCAACTCGTCGTCTAATACAATTCTGTTTGGATCCAAATCCCAGTTATAATCAATGTATAACATTGTTAATCCCTTCTTGCGTCATTTTTACCATCTGCACGAGCAATACGATCTACGTCGGGCTTGAGTCCAAGAGCATTACTAACGATAGTGTCAATACGGACCACATCATGATTCATTGTTTTTACACGATTATCTAAGGCTGTGATAATGCCTTTCATCCCATTGATACTGCCCAAAACGCCCTGCAGTAATAATCTAATGGTTAAATAGACAAAATATCCGCCTGCTAGTGCCACGGCGATTGGGAACCCCAAATCACCTATGAGTTTGAAAATATCGTTCATGCTTCGCTCCGTTTACATGTGTATTTAACCGCTTGACAAAAAACCGGGTTGGTGCTATAATATGTGTATATTTCTAAAAAAGGTCTCATCAATGCGTATCCAGCTGGTATCCGATCTGCATTTAGAATTCGCAGATATTAACATCCAAAATCAGAATTCAGCTGACGTTCTGATACTTTCTGGCGACATCATGGTGGCTAGAAAAGTGTTGCTAGCCAACAGCGAATATGGTATCCGATTCCGCGATTTTCTAAAGCGTTGCAGTTTCCAATTTCCGCATGTGATCTATGTGGCAGGTAATCACGAATTTTACAGTGATGGCAGGTTCTTTGAAGAAATTGAAACTCTAAGAACAGCCTGTGCTGCTCATCACAATATCTATTTTCTAGAACGTGACACCAAGATCATCGATGATATCGTGTTTGTCGGAGGAACATTGTGGACTGATATGAACAAGTTTGATCCTTTGACCTTACATGCTGTTAGAGACATGATGATGGACTATCGCGCCACGACCAATGACAAAGCAGGTTTCCGCAGACTTAAACCTGCCGATACAGTCGAACGTCATAGACTCACTGTGGATTACATCAAGTTAGTGGTCAGTGAAAACAGAGATAAAACCGTGGTGGTGGTCGGGCATCATAGCCCTAGTTTTCAAAGTGTGCATGAACTGTATCGTTCAGAGCATATAATGAATGGCGCATATCACAGTGATCTCAGTGAGATCATGTTAGATAATACCAATATAAAACTTTGGACACACGGGCATACACACTACCCATTTGATTATGTCATTGGTGAAACTCGTGTGGTCTGTAATCCTCGAGGTTACGACGGTTACGAGGATACCGGCTGGGATCCTAATAAGATTGTAGAAATATGAAAAAAATCTATTATGAGAAACAAGGTCGCCGCTACGTTCCCGTAGCGGAATATGATAACGATTGGATGGATAGTTTTCCTAAAGGTAATCATCTCATTATGTGTTATCCCGGAGGGGTCAGTCGACGTTTTAATATAAATCCTAATTATGCGGCCATGATCGCTGCAGGCAGAGTAGCGGAAGATGCAATATGCAATGCAATGATAAAAGAAAGTGAAGTCAAACCGCCACGAAAGCCTCTTACGACCAAAGAACATGCCGCTTGGATTAATCTCATAGAGGTATGGGGCGATGAGGCTCGCAGCCTCGGCGGAGTCTCTGTTCACAATGTTGCGGAAGCAGCCATCAAGGCTATGCAAGAGGAAGCAGACAAATTAATGAAACACGAAAGCGTCCGCAAGGCCTATGATCATTTTATTTTAGTGTGTGAATTGGTGAAAACAAATGACTATCAAGACTCGTAGAAACAGCATAAAAATTATCCGACAGGATGATCCTAGATTTGATATCTGCGACGGATATACAGTAACCCCTAGGGCAGGTTTTGAAATCAGTCAAGGATGTCCTGCAGAATACAAACAGGTCATTGCGGAATGTATCAATAATCGTTGGTTGAAACCTGTGGCCTATATGACTGAACGTGAAATGCTTTTTATGGGATTATCTGATGAGCACTGAAAATCATACTATTGGAGTCAGCAATTCTTTGCAGAATAGTGTGCAATGTAATGCTGGCGGAGTTGAAATGCTTCGAATTGCACAAGATGGTTTCTACGTCCGAGGACAAAAGGTTCCTGTGGATGATCGAGAAGCAGAAACAGTTTACAATGCGTTCAAACAGTTTTTAGTTTGGGCAGAACTGCATAAAAGATAAATTGGATAGCTTGACAAATTATTCATTTGATGTTATAATAGTATAAACGAAAGGATTAACATGATTACCTTAAAAGATTTTATGGAAACTGTAGGTTATCGTATCACCGAAGGCAGCGACTATCAGTGGCAGTGTTTTGGACACGATGCCTACTGTTTGGATTCTTGGAACGGTGAGCAAGATGGACACACTGTGAGTATCTGTTTTGATACTAAAACCCAAGAAGTCTACGAAGCCTATGTCTGCGATTTCCAAAATCAACGTGCTTATCGTTTAATCAATCCTGAATACAAACAGGCACACGATCTTGAAGTAAAAGATAGAGAAATAGACGACGAAGCGTGGGACTGTGTGAAATTCGTAGATCTCGACACAGAAGAAGACTTTCTTGAAAAAGCCACAGCCATAGTGAATGGTGAGGAATATGACACTCGTGTACAGGTTCCTCTGACCTTGCCCGATGATGCACTATTTCAATTAATGAAATTGGCACACGAACGCGATGTTACCCTAAATCAAATGGTAGAAGGTCTGCTACGTGATGCTATTGACAATGAAGAAATGTTGAAAGACTGGCGATGAATGCTAAACAGAAGTTTTTAGAAGATCTAAAAATTGGAGTCCGATATGTGGTCATAAATGACTGCTATGGCGGTTTCGGACTTAGCCCAAAGGCTCAGACCGAATACAAGAGACTGGCTGGTATCATCGATCCTGATTGGTACGATCGTGACATCCCTCGTGACGATCCTTATCTGATCAAAGTAGTCAAAGAACTAGGTATGGCTGCTAACGGCCCCCACTCTAATCTTAAGATCGTAGAGATACCTGGCAATGTCAAATGGTTAATACAAGAATATGATGGTGCAGAGTGGGTGGCGGAAGAGCATAGAACATGGACTTAATACGATTCAGTTTTGGCAAAGATCGATACCACCAACATCTTGAAATGATCAAATGGTGCGAAAAGAATCTGGGAGACGGTGGGTATTATGCTTTTACCCAAAGACCCAAAACTACCAAGTGGGCCATCGAATCTATGTTCGGCAACACCCATTTTTTCTTTAAAGATCCCAAAGATGCTGTGTTATTTGGGTTGACATGGCATTAGGACTAGGTAGAGGTTTAGAGGTCGGTAGTGTGAGCGAAATCTTGGCAACAAGGTTATGAATCTACAAGATCAAATACTAGAGGAATTGGGTGACCGGATGCACAGTGTCCAGGATTTTGAAATCCTAGCTGATGTTTTGTGTCGCTTTGGTTGGCAAAGGATTGATCTAGATAGATTCGCTGATAATGAACACGCCATAGATATCACATATTGGTTAACGGATCATTGTAAAGGGCAACATCATAGAGAAGGTAGATGTTTCTTGTTTGAAGAATCCAGCGACGCTGTGATGTTTACGCTGAGGTGGAAATGAAGTATGTTTTGGTAGGAGATCGTGTGGAAGAATGCAGAGAAGTCGTCGTCCATCAATTTTCAATGGGAGACGTTGAGGATCCAGATCTCTATGCTGCCCAGCCCTTACTCGAATGGGAAAAGAGTGAAATCGGACAGTGGGTAATGAAGAATGCCGTTGATACTCCTTCGTGGCATAGATTAGCAGATCCTGCGTCAATGGGATATAGCTATCAGATACGAGCTAATTTTGTAGGATCGGCACTAACAGAATGGCTATTGAGATACGGCAAATGAGTAGCACATCCTACGCTGCTCGCACATCGACTATAATGAAGGCTATCCATGCTGAAAAAGATTTAAAAGTACACGATCCGTTGATGCAGATTTTGGAAAGTTATACCATGATCGTTCTTCCAGATCAAGAATTCGCAGAAAAATTAACTTGGTGTTTGGAGAACTGTCACAGCAAGTTCAGAGATCTTTCTGTGGCCGAAGGCCGTGCTTGGTATTTTCAAAACGATCAAGACGCTATGATGTTTTCAATGAAATGGGCATGAAGAAAATATTTTGGGTAGAAACTGCTAGAAGACATTGTTTAAGTGCTAGAGTAGCAGTAGAGACCCGAGGATTTGAAGTTGGCATTAACGAAGCAGATATGGATCCTATACAAGCATGGTGTGAAGAACACAACTGCGGAACCCGCACAAGTTTTGATACTATCAAATTCAAAAACAAAAAAGAAATCACAATGTTTTTGCTGAGGTGGGGATGATAGTGGTTTATCTAAACGATGTTGATATGTCATATGAAGAAGCTGCAGAATATTTTGAAGAAGCGGGAGCTTGGGCTAGTCGCCAATGTCAAACTTTCATTGATTTTGATGTGCAGGACACTTCGGATGTTTCTTACATCTACGATCAAGTGGCAGGATATAGATTCAAAGACCCAAAAGATGCATTAATGTTTGAGTTAAAGTGGAAATCAACTTGACAACATAACTCTTTGATGTTACAATATTATATCATCAACTTTTAGGAGTATGCCGTGATATATCAACTGGTACTAATTACTAATCTTGGAATGATCACTCCTTTGGTTAATTTCAATACCTGGGAAGACTGTATCAAAGAACGTGCAAGGATCACCAAAACACAACAGTATTCTGCAGAATGCTTGCCTAGCCAAAGTCCAGAACAGGCACAGAAGCAGATCGAAATGAATATGAAAATGATGATGGAAACCATCAACAAATTAAGCCAAAATATGAAGTAAGAAAGGTTATGTTATGCCCAGACAAAGAGCTAAACTAACAGAGAAACAAGAGCGCATTCTAGTGCAATGCCAACTCATGGGACTGACTACTTCCGACATGGTACAGATCTCTAACAGGCTTAAGGCTCTCGACGCTGAAAGAATATTCAAAGTTCGGGTAGCTGAATTAACGCAAGGTTTTACCTGGACCGAAAAAAACAAAAAAGAGTTCACGGTCGTTGACAGTGACGGTAAAATCTATGACGTTAAAGTAAGAACGGATTATAATCGTAAAAATTGGACCATATCGGGTCATGATTATGCCACTGTAAATATCACCAAGCCAGGCACTAGATTCAAACCTAAGACTGTGAATGGTCATCATCTCACCATCCATTGGGAAGATACTGAAATCGCCAGCGCATGCCCAAATGGTAACAAATATCTATTTAGGATCATGCGTGACATCAAGAAAGGGCAGTTAGACAAATGAAAATCGGTTTTAGTCTAGGTCGTTGCATCCGCGACATCGTCAAAGGTGACATCTCGATCGATGATGTCGCGTTCATTATCACTGCTACCAGCATCCACGAGCGTGAACAACTTGATCGCGTGATTGATCTTTATATGGGAGAACCCGGTTATCTTCTAGGTCTTGATCACACACGTTGTCTTGTAGTGGCGCAGGATCTTTGGGACAGTAATAGATTGTTACAGCCTCGCAAGCAAGGCCTACATCGACACCAGCAACCCGAGAATGCTATCTGGGTAGATATTTTTCCTACTTCTCTAAGCGAAAACGAAAGTGTCAAGAAAGCCTGGGATGCCTACAGATTTATGATACATATGGTAGAGAATGTAGACACGGAGGCTACAGAAGTTTTTAAAACATAAGGAGAGCGCGATGGTCAAGGAACGCACAAGATGGACTAGTTCAGATGGAAAGATCTTTCACGTTATACATAGAGTAGAACTTGAAGGGCACGTTTGGATACATTATATTTTAGAAGACAAAGAAAATTCAACAGAGTTTAGTTGTTATGAAGAAAGTTTTTTGTCTAGATTCACACCATTACCAGAATGACTGCTGAAATTATAATATTACTGGCTGTATTCGGAATCAAACATTTTATCTGCGATTTTTTATTGCAGTTTAATCATATGATACGAGAAAAAGGAACATATGGTGCTAGAGGAGGACTCTATCATGCGGGACTTCACGGCTGGTTCACATTTATGATTTTACTGCCCTTTTATCCAGTCATTGCTATCCAGGCTGCTGTAGCCGATTTAATAGCACATTATCATATTGATTGGGCAAAACAAAAATTATCCAAAGGCCTTAGTCATTTAGATCGTAAATTTTGGATTTGGTTTGGGCTAGATCAATGCCTCCATTATTTGACTTATGTGGCTATTATCGGCTGGGCTGTCAGTGCTTTTTAAATAAACAGATGCTATAATAAACAAAAGGATAAGTAAAAGCAAACGATGGAGCACCGCGTGAAAAAACTGGAAGAATTCATAGCCGAGGATCGGATTGATCTCAAACTGTTGGAAAATTCAACACATTTTATCAACGGAGAAATAGACGAAGATTCTGTAGGTCCTGCGATCAAATGGTTGATCTACGAAAATCTTGATGTATCAAAAGAGAAAGTTCTTACCCTTTATATCAATTCTATAGGGGGAGATCTGTATCAAGCATTTGGGCTGATTGATATGATGAGGTCTAGTCACCATGTAGTAAGATGTATAGGAATCGGGTCAGTTATGTCTGCGGCTTTCCTTATCTTTGCATCAGGAGATAAGGGACAAAGATATGCTGCCAAGAACACCAGTTTCATGTGTCATCAGTTTTCAGATACCACTGAAGGCAAATATCACGATATCAAAGCTACAATGAAAGACAACGAATTGACCAATCAAAGAATGGTTGACGTGCTGAAAGAAGCCACTGGTCTCGCCCCCAGTGTAGTTCGTAAAAAATTGTTACCTGCTTCGGATGTTTATCTCACCGCTGCCGAAGCGGTAGATTTAGGCATCGCTGACCATATATTTGAATGAGAAACCAATGAATATAGTTACTCTAGATATCAAGCAGAAAAAAGACGCAGAGCGTAAAGAAGCAATGCTAGAAGTATTAGCACAAATACAAAGACAGGTCGAAGAAGGGAAAATCAAAGAATTCGTGGCCTGTTCGTTGAACGACGATGGTGATGCACAGATACATGCCAGCTGTCTGGATCTAGTAGGTGGTGTGGGATTGTTCGAAGTTGGTAAGCACTTACTTATTGAATTGGATCAATCGTAGCGAAAAAGCCACATATTATGGCTAAAAAGTTCTTGACAGATAAATAAACTGATAATATAATTACACTATGATGAACACTTTACATTCGATTATATCTAGTAAACAGCTAATGGCCTATACATGGTCAGTGCCCTGTTTTGGTCTAGAGAATGATCGTACAAGGGGTTTCGCATAGTCTAAACTAAACTAGATTTATACGGGACCCCAGGATCGAAAGACCTGGGGTTTTTTATCACAGTGCAAATGGAAACGAGGTCCTATCAGCACTCTAAAAAATAAACGGGCGGCCCGGTGGATGGAGTTCTTTGTGTAGAACAAAAAATATCGGCGTATTAAAGCAGATTGGTTGTCCCACAGAGGCCACTTCTAATATCTGGACAGTCTGCTTTAATACACACTCTCCACCTCCGCCTGCACAGCGGTTGACAGCATAGCGGGAGAGTGTTATAATATGTTTTGGATGTGTGTGCCGAGCGGCGAAGGCAGCTGACTGTAAATCAGTGACAGAGAAACACCGTAGGTTCGATTCCTACCGCATCCACCAAAATTTGGTCCTATAGTTTATCGGTTAGAATAATGGCCTGTCACGCCGTAGGGACGAGTTCGATTCTCGTTGGGACCGCCAAAGTTTTATTCCAGAGTAGCTCAGCGGCAGAGCAGAAGACTGTTAATCTTTTGGTCGGTGGTTCGATCCCACCCTCTGGAGCCAGACAATGCACTGTTCGTCTATCGGTGAGGACACCGCCCTTTCACGGCGGGAAGAGGGGTTCGATTCCCCTACAGTGTACCATATGCGGGTGTAGCTCAGTTGGTAGAGCACTTCCTTGCCAAGGAAGATGTCGTCAGTTCGAACCTGATCACCCGCTCCAAATTTTGCTCCCATAGCTTAACGGTAAAGCTCCCGGCTTATATCCGGGCGATGCCTCTAGATGAGGGGATGATCTAGGTTCGAATCCTAGTGGGAGTACCACGTATGTATCGATAGTGTAATGGCAACATTCTGATCTCCAAAATCAGCGTTCTAGGTTCGAGTCCTAGTCGGTACGCCAGACAATGCAACGGTGGCAGAGAGGCCCAATGCACGGGACTGCAAATCCTGAAAACCGCGTGTTCGAATCACGCCCGTTGCTCCACTAATTGCCCCTATGGCCAAAATGGTAAAGGCGGCTCTCTCAAAAGGAGTGTCATAAGTATCGGTTCGAATCCGATTAGGGGCACCAAAGATTATGGAAGCGTGGCAGAGTCCGGTTGATTGCACCTGTCTTGAAAACAGACGATCCGAAAGGGTCCGTGAGTTCGAATCTCACCGCTTCCACCAATTTTAATACAAGGAGCATCATTATGACTGATTCAGAAATTTGGAAGTT